TGGTGACTTGGTGATTCAGGCAAACAACCTAACGCTAAAAAGAGCATCCGTTGCAAACACAGAAAAGTATTTAACTGCAACAGCAAATGGTTCGGTTGACCTGTATTATGACGCAGGGGTCAAACTCTCCACCACCGCCACTGGCGTGGACATCACCGGAACGCTGACTGCGGATGGGTTGACTGTGGATGGTGGCACTACAGACACAGTAACTAACTTCACAAGCACAGACACATCTGCCTTTGTTAGATTTACCGATGGCACTGGCTCGACTTATGCCGGAACAACTTATCAGAATGGTAGTGGGGCTTTTGTTGTATATACTGGTGGCGACACTGGCGGCGCTGGCTCACATAAAAGCCTTACTATTGACGGCGGCGGCGATGTGGCACTGTATGATAATACAGGCTCATCGCAAGGTTTCTACTGGGATGCCTCGACACAGTATTTGGGGCTGGGGACGAGTTTGCCTGACAGGAACTTACATATAGCAGGTAATGCGGCATACGCTAAGTTTGATGATACAACTAACGGAGCTACTTTTAGCGTTGGTGCTAATGCTAATGGTTTTATTGTTTACGATGATGACGCTTCAAGTTATAGAATGGTCATCGACAGCAGCGGCCGTGTGGGTATAAATCGTACTCCATCTATTTCAAATTCAAAGCTGGAAGTTAGCGGGGCAGATAATGTTTCGCTCATCAATGTAGAAGCTAGTGGCAATACAGGGGGGATTGGCATTGGCTCTAGTGGTTTACAGCTATTTCACGGCTCATCGTCTAAAGTAACCATCACATCGGCTGGCAACGTGGGCATTGGCACTGTGCCAAATGCTTGGAGGTCTGTAGACAAGGCGGTAGAGCTACCATATTCCTCTTTTTCAGATAATTCAGGAACAACAACTCTTGCTCGTAATGCATACCTAAACTCATCTGCTCAATGGATTTACAGAGCCTCAGACGAAGCCACTCGTTATTCTCAAAACAATGGAGTGCACTCTTGGGATACCGCCGCCACAGGCACAGCAGGTGGAACTATTTCTTGGCAAGAAAGTATGCGCATCTCCGGCGGCAACTTGCTGGTGGGTAAGACTGCAAGCAGCACAGCAGTGCAGGGCATTGAAGTTGACGGTGCAAATGGCCTCCTTGTAGTCACAAGAGATGGCTATCCAACAGCTACATTTAACCGCCTTTCCAGTGATGGTACGATTTTGGACCTCCGCAAAGACAGCTCCACTGTGGGTAGTGTTGGTATAAATAGTTCCAGAACATATATTGGCAGTGGAAGTGGACAGTCTGGAATAAAGTTTAATACAAATGCCATTGTTCCAGTAGCAGGAGCGGATGGCGCAAACTCTGACAATACTTATGACTTAGGTGTTTCTTCTGCCCGCTTCAAAGACCTCTACCTATCCGGCGGTGTCTACTTGGGCGGCACTGGTTCGGCTAATAAGCTGGATGACTATGAGGAAGGGACTTTCCAAGCTAACTTTTCACCTGAAACAAGTGGGACAATAACTATTTCATCTACTGTTGATACGTTAGCTTATACAAAAGTCGGAAGGTTAGTTACCATTACTGGGAATGTCTCAGTAACATCTGTTGCTAGTGCTGTTGGCGGTTTTGTTCATCTGAATAGTTTGCCTTTTACTTCTGCTGACCTTGATGAATTTTCTGGTAGAAATAGTGGCTCTATTAGCTTTAGTGATAGTTCGGCTGGAACTGTAACATCACTTGGAACACTAATGCTAGAAAGTTCATCTCAAATTAGAATGTATGTTGATGCCTCAACTGTAGCGGCAGGTGATGCATTTTTTGTGTCCTTTTCTTACATAACAACCTAACCACCCCTGTTGGATTACAGGGTAGTCAGTCCAACCATCACAGGAGATAAACGATGGCACTAACAGAAGAAACAATCCAAGACAAAATCGAGGTGGTGCAACCACACTCAATGGTGCAAGTACGCACCGCAACAGTCATCAAGCGTGATGGCGTTGAGATTAGCCGTAGCTTTTCACGGCACGTTGTAGCACCGGACGCTGACACAAGCGGTGAAAGCGCAGAGGTGCAAGCTATCTGTGCGGCGGTACACACACAAGCCGTGAAGGATGCTTACGCGGCACATCTGGCCGAACAGGAGGTTTAACCTATGGCTAACACATACAATTGGGCGTTTAACTTTGACGTCTGCAATCAACCACAAAACGGTCACGATGACTGCATCCAGACTATTCACTGGCGCATTACTGCTACCAGCGACAGCGTTGTCAATGAAGAGGGCAACCCACTGTCTGTCTCAGCATACGGCACTGCGGCGGTAGAGACACCAGAGGAAGGCTGTCCTGATTACATTGCTTTTGATGACATCACACCGGATTGGGCCAAGGAAAAGACGCTGGCGTCAATGGGCAAGACTGAGGCAGAACTGCAAGCTGTTCTGGACGACAAGCTGTCAGAGATGGCATCACCGCCAATGCGTCAGGCAGTACCAGCAAGCTGGGCGTAAAAATGGAAATGTCCGGCCTCATAGATTTGCTCATTGGACTGGTCATCGCTGGCGGTGGCTGGTGGGTCAACCGTATGGCTGATGAGCAGAAGAGGCTGGAGATTTTGCTGAACAGAACCCGCGAGGATTACGCCACAAAGATGGAACTGCGTGACGACATGCGGAACGTGATGGATGCGCTAAACCGTCTTGACGCCAAGCTGGATAAGCTGATGGGCCGCGACTGATGTGGTTCATGCTTTCCTACTTTTTGTGTTCGTGGGTCTTGCCGAGGACAAGCGGCTGGTCAGCAATGACTTATACTTTCGTAGCCTCGCCGATTGTGTCTGGTACGCTCAGACGCTACACCGGCAGGGTTCCAACATAACCGCCTACTGCCTGCCCAAGCTGGTGCCAGAGGGAACGCGAATCTATGATTGACCCGATTTCTGCCGCCGCTACTGCATCAGCCGCCTTCACCACAATCCAACGAGGCTTCCAAGTCGCAAGGTCCATCGAGGAGATGGCTGGCGATTTGTCACGCTGGATGGGTGCGCTGTCTGACTTGGAACAGGCAGAGAAAGAAGCCAAGAACCCGCCCATATTTAAGAAACTGTTTGCTGGACAGTCTGTCGAGGCTGAAGCGATGGAGGCGTTTGCGGCCAAAAGCAAAGCTGAAGAACAGCGAGCGCAGTTAAAGCAGTACATACAATATAGTTACGGCCAGAGCAAATGGGATGAACTGGTGCGTATGGAAGGCTCTATCCGCAAGCAGAGGCAGGAGACTATCTACAAGCAACGTGAGCGTAGACGTAAGTTCCTAGAGATTGTGGCCATAGCGCTGGTGGTTGTCTCCGGCGTGGGAGCGCTTATACTGCTGGTGATGTGGCTGAAGGGGATGCAGTAGCATTGTCAACACGCACTGGCTTGATCGGTGAATACATAACGGCGGCGGTCATCCTCGAACAAGAGGGCTGGCAGGTGTCGATGGCCCAGCAGGATGGCGTTGACCTTGTGGCTTTTAAGGATGGTCAGTTCATCACCGTGCAGGTCAAGACCGCCACACTGCGGACCCAGAAGGGGAGCCGCAATCCGGTCTATCATTTCCAGCTCGGCTCCGGCTCGGCGATGAAGATTGTCAAGAAGGGTGCATATGATGTTCTGGCTTGTTGCGCGGCCACCGATAGAAAAGTGTGGTTTCAGGCGCAGTGTTGCGTCAACCAATTGTCAATGCGTAAAAGCCCCGCGTTTTTCTCTCGGCCCGATCTGGAGGCCGATAGCTGGATGCGAGCTACGCAAATCGTGATGGAGTCGAGATGATGAATATGGACCAACTGCGCGAAGAGATCGCGGCGGATGAGGGCTGTAAATACGAGGTGTACCTCGACCATTTAGGTTTGGCCACGCACGGCATAGGGCATTTGATCCGCGAGCATGAGCCGGAACACGGCCAGCCGGTAGGCACGCCAGTGTCTGAGGAGCGGGTGCGCCAATGCTTTGCGCTGGACATTGCCATCACTATGGAGGATTGCCAGCGCCTGTTCGCTGACTTCAAAGAGCTACCAGATGAGGCGCAGTTAGTTATTGCCAACATGTGCTTCAACCTCGGCTACCCACGCCTGTCCAAGTTTAAGAATTTCCGCGCCGCTGTTGAGGAGCGTGACTGGATGCGTGCGGCGGATGAGATGGTGGATTCACGCTGGCACGATCAGGTGCCTAATAGAGCAAAGAGACTGGTGAAACGGATCAGGGATTTGGCAAATGGCTGAGGTTACGTTTGAACGGATACTGGAGTGGAAGCTCCTGCCGCGCTTTATGATGCTGGCGTTCACGCTGATGGCGTGGAATGTCTGCGACTGGTTTATGGCTCTGGGGCCAGAGGCGACAACACAGCAGACCGCGTTTGTCAGCACCATTGTCGGCGCCGCAACCGGCGCCTTCGCCGTATGGATAGGGAATGAGGCAAAATGATTCAGGCACTGATACCGATTGTTGGCGACTTGGCGTCCGGCTGGCTCAAGGGCAAGGCCGAAGAAAAGGCCGCCGTCTCTGCGGCCAAGGTTGCCAAGGCGCAGGCCGAGGCGAAGGTTATGGAGGTTGCGGCCACGCATGAGGCGGGCTGGGAAAAGATTATGGCGCAGGGTAGCGTTCACAGCCTCAAGGACGAGTATCTGGTGATCCTGTTCTCGATCCCGCTCATCCTCGCCTTCTGCGGCGACTGGGGCAGGGACGTAGTGGAACAGGGCTTCGCGGCGCTGGAGGCAATGCCGGAGTGGTATCAATATAGCCTCGGAGCTATAATCGCCAGCACGTTTGCCATTCGCGGCGGCGCCAAGATTTTCCGCAAATAAAAGACCCCGACCACTGGGGTCGGGGCTAGTGTGGGAGGAAACGCGGGCATGACGCCGCCCGCCGAGCGATTAGTTATCGTAATCCGTCTCAGGACGCTCCACAAGGCCCGAACCCTCGCATGTGGGACATTCCGCCCACCTCTCGTCCAGATAGCCGCCACGCCACGCCATAGGCGCGGCAACGGCTACCTCTTGGAGGCATTCACCGTAGCCGCCGCACTCTGGGCATTCGATTGGGTCGATCATGACGCCAGCTTCAGGTGACGGGCCTTGCCCGCCTCCCGCTCCAGATAGCCCTTCTCGATGAGCTGTTCGATGAGGTACTGCGCGGCGGTGCGTGAGCGCCCCGTCTTCTCGGCCAACTCCCGCACGGTTGGCGCGTAGCCATAGCGCCGGATGTGGCGGTCTATGAAGGCCAGCACCGTGTGCTGTTTTGGTGTGAGTGGCTTCATTGCCTTACCTCCTTGACGGTCAGCGTCTTCTGCCGCGTCACCGATTCAGGCTT